AGGTAGCTCAGGTCAAAATATAACAGTAACAGCTGTAGTATCAGAAACTGAGATGACAGCTACTCAGCACTTTATAAATAACATTCAACAAAATTCAGTATTATGATAAGCTATCAATTAATAGTAGATAAGATAACTACTTTCTATAACAATCATCTACAAGTAAAAAAGGTAGGCTCAGACTTTAAAGAGCAGATGGTAAACTTTGCTACTAAAGATGAGGCATATCCTATAGTCTTTATAGTTCCAACAGGTGCAACTCCTTATGAGAATACTACTATCTTTACATTAGAGATTTATTGCTTTGATATTATACAAATGGATAGAGCTAACATCACTACTATTTTAAGTGACACTCAGCAGATACTCCAGGATCTATTCTTAGAGTTTACATTCTCTGATGATTATGACTTTGATATAGATGGACAGCCTACATTCATCCCATTGAACAATGATCTATTAGACTATGCTGCAGGATGGCAGATGAATCTATCAGTAGTAATAAACTCATGGACCAATTGTCAAGTTCCTGAACAAAATTAGAATCTAATATAATATAGTTATGGCTTATAAGAATACAGGTGAGTTTAATGTAAAGTATCCTACTCGTAGGAGAATGGCTAATATCTTAAAGAGAATTTTAAGGAATGATATTGTAGAGAATAACGGTACACTAGTAGAGAGTATTAGAATCAATGCTAAGGTTACAGGATTTGGTAGCTTAGAGATTGAGATAGTAGCCATGTATTATTTTATCTTTTTAAATAATGGAGCTTTCTTATGGAATGGTGGAGTAATTACTCCTAGAGATTATGTAGCTACTTTTACTAGAGAGCTAGCATCTGCAGGTATTACTAATGAAATTTATAGCCAATATATTGAATGGATATCTCAGAACTATCCTATCTTAGAGGTAGCTGAAATATTAGAGAGTGATCAGAAATTGACTTATACATTCTATGCACTAGATCCTCCTGCAGGATTTACTCCTAACTATCCATTAACTGTCTAAAGTTTTTTTCATCCCTAAGATATTAAAGACTAACACTACTGACATATTAAGGATGCTATTGAACTTACTTAAGTCATCATTACATAGAGCCATGATAGTAGATTCCCATGCAAATTTCTGCTTCTCCTGTTCTCTCTTCTGCTCTTTAATCTCATCGGCATCCTCAAGCACCTCATCATCAGATACTACATCTACTAATAAATTAGTATAGGTATTAGTAAAATTCTCTCTATACTTTAGATACTCAGGGATAATACCATAGACATCAGTAATAGGATAATCTAAATACCAATCCAATCTATCTTTAGGGCTATACTCATAAGGCTCGATAATATCATCACCATAAACATTCTTAGAAGTTCTCCTGTAGAGTAAGGCTAAGATATGGCAGAAATTATCTAGGTAGTTATTAGAGAAGTAATACTCTAAGTCTATAAACTCTCCTAGAGTAAGTTTACTAAATGGCTTGAGTACATATTTATCTAGCTTATTCTTATACCTCCTAGATGGATCAGACTGTATCCATTTAATCTGACTAGTCAATTCACTTAGCTCATCTATATCTAGCTCCTCAAAGTCAGATATATTGCTATCAGTTAAAGCAGAAAGTACATCAATCTGATAGTTAAACATTCCATCTTCACTGCTCAGACTCCTGATCTCCAGGAACTGCTCCACTGATATCTGATTCCAATTCTTTGGCAACTTGAGATTCTGCATGGTTAGTGATTTTGTAGGTTACAAAGGTAAGGTAAGGGATAGAGATATCTGCTTTGAGCTTGCTGAATAGTTTAGCTTTGTGCTTAAGATGTGCAGGATCATAATGCTCAGTATTGGATAGGTCAGTTCGTTTGAACATAAGAGCCATGATATCTGATATATATTCTTTATTATCTTTCTTAACAATCTTTTCAACAATCCTACTATCTTTCACTGAGAGCTTCATCTCAGCCTTATAAGTATATCCCTCTAGCTCTATCTCTTCTACAGGATCAGCCTTAGTATAGTTATTATCATTGAATGCTTTAACATTAGCTAAGAACAGGTCAAAGTCTACATCCATATCCTCCTCAGTTATACCTAAGTACTCAAAGACTTTACAATGTTTTTCAAGAGTATCATACTCTTCATTATTATGGATAGCAGATATTTTTTGGAACTGCTCTAGTGTTAATTCATCCATCTTAGATGGGATTTCTTTGCCGAATAATTTTATCATAGTTTCTAATTTTTGAACAAATATAAAAAAAATATAATATAGTTATGACAAAAGACATACCAATCTATAAAATTACTATAGAGCCTGAGTATTCAGATGGTGAAGAGTTAGGGATTGAGCAGATAGCTTTCACCTCTACTCCTGCTATTGTTACTAAAGGGATGGCATTTGATGAACATAAGAAATTGTTTTTCTCAGATGACTTAAAGTATAGAGTAGTAGCTCCTGCCATGATACCTATGGAGATATATAGGAATGATGAGAATGATGAGGAGTACTATGTACAATTTACAGCTGAGACTATTGAGCAGATACATTCTAAGTTTATGCAGGACCTATCTAATAGGAATGTCTTTAACCTAGAGCATGATACTGATAAGACTGTACCTGCTTATGTACTTGAGGCATGGATAGTAGAAGATCCTAAGAAAGATAAAGCCTACTCAAGCTATGGTATTGAAGTACCTAAAGGCACATTAATGGTAACAGCTCAGGTAACTGATAAAGAGTACTATAATGAGCTAGTAAAGAATGAGCAGATAGGATTCTCAATAGAGGGATTCTTAGGCTTAAAACTAAGTAATCAAATAAATAAAATAAATATGAAGTTACCTGATGGAGAACATCTAATCGAGGGTAAACTTTACATCGTTGTTGATGGAGAAGTTACTGAGATAAGAGATGTGCCTGTTGTTGAAGAAGAAGCAATGACAGAAGAGATTGCACTAGAGACAGTAGTAGAAGAGGAAGTAATAGAGGAGACACCTGCCACAGAAGAGATGGCTGTAGATCCTGCTGCTGATGCTGAAGCTATCTTGGCTATAGTACAACCTGTAATGGATGAGCAAATCAATGCTGTAATTGCAATGATAGCTGATCTTAGAAATCGTATTGAAGAGATGATGGCTGAGCATGAGGAGGTAGTAGAAGTAGAAGCTACTAAACTATCACAGCATGATAAATTCAGTATGGTAAGTAAATTTTTAAATAATAACTAATAAATAAAAAAAAACAAAATGAGTAGAAAATTAAAATTTGACTTGGACATTGATGCTAGTGCATTATTACAAGCTAACAGTGAGGCATTTTATAGCCGAGCTTATTTAACTGAAGAAGTAGTAGACAACTATCGTACACTACCAGGAGTAAAGTATAAGACTAAAATCTCAAATGTAGTATTTGGTCAAGTTTTACAAGAGGAGAACTGTGGATGGAATGCTAGTACTGATGACCTTGCATCTGTAGAGATTGATGTATGTGGTTTATCTGCAATGGCACAAATTTGTCAGTTTGACCTAGAGCAGTCTTTTGTATCTTTACAAATGACTAAAGGATCTAATGGTGATTTCACTGTTGCATCTTTCATGGATTACTATTGGAATGAGATGTCTAAGACAATCGCTGAGAATGTAGAGAAGTTACGTTGGTCAGGTGATACTGCATCAGGTACTGCTGCTTTAGCTTTATGTGATGGATACAAAAAAGGATTAGTTGCTGATTCAGCTAATGTAATTGAAGTAGGTGGAGCTACACCTCCAGCAATCACTGCTGCAAATGTACTTGACAAATTAGCTTTAGTATATGCTGCAATTCCTGCTGCTGTAATTGCTAATCAAGAAGAGTTGAGATTGTATGTATCATCTCCTGTAGCTACTGCTTATCGTGCTGCTGTTGCTGCATCAAATACTCAGGCTAACTTAACACAAGCTCTAGACTTTACTTATCTTGGAATAAAGATGGTATTATGTCCTGGAATGCTTGGTCTATCTACGATTGTGGCTTCACCTCGCTCAAATTTTATCTATGCTTTTGATGCTGAAGGCGATGGTAAAGCACTGAGAGCCATTAACTTAGCTGATACTGTTGCTGAGCCTGTAATCAGAACTCGTGCTAATATGAAAGTAGGATTTACTCACGT